AGATTAGGTTTAAGATTACCTAATATGTCTAATAAAATTACATATAAAGGTATACCTATTGAGCTTAACACTAAGGATTTGTCGGCAATGCGTCACTTATTAGAGAGTGAGTTTAATATTGAAGACCAATTGAATACTTTAGTCAACAGCCAAGAATACAAGGACATTGAGTATGATGGTATTGATTGGGGTACTAAAGGTACGAGACGCTATGTACTGAATGGAAAGCTTCAGGAATTTCATACGAAGGCCTTAGAGCTCTTTATGAAGAAGAACCCTGAAGCCCTTAATCAATATGTTAATGGTTATTATGAAAGAGTTAATAGGACTAAGAGTAATCAACCACTATCTGTTGAAAGATGGTTAGATAAAGGTAAAAAAGACACTAGTGAAATGGAATCATTCTTAAAAGGAGAATAATATGAGTACAAAAGCAACGATTGATACCCTTAACGGACTTCATGACGAGATAGCCACTTACTTTACACAGATGATTACTAGCGGGGAGCGTTTAGCTCCTGGTGAGTTGTCAGCAGTCTTAAAATTCTTAAAGGATAATGAGATTACTGCGGATATTGTAGAGAGTAAACCTATGGCTAATCTTATCCAAAACTTCCTTGATAATGAGGAATCTATTATGGAGTCACCACACTAATGAGTATAGGTACAGTAATTAAAGTTGGTTTACATCTATTAAAGATAGGTGGTAAAGCTACTAAATCCAAGGTTACTGGGAAACCTTCCCAATTAAGCCCTAGTGAGCGTAAAGCTTTAGAGCTTATTGGTAAGGGTCCTAAGGTAGGTAAGGATAAGCTTAAGATTAAAAAGAAGAAAAAGAAGTAAGTATTAGAGCTCCTAGGATTCGATTCTAGGAACTTTAATTAAAAAGTAATACAAGGGTTAGGGTAGAGCCTTAAAGGTTCCTCTAACCCACCTAATTTTAAAGGAGAGAGGGTATGCAGGATGAGGATAAAATAAAGAAAATACTAACTAGTTTCCCAGAGTATGTAGATTATGTCTGGAATACTATTGGTTTACCTAATGCTACTCCTATACAAAAGGACATAGCTAATACACTACAGGAAGGTAATAAACGTCTGCTTATCCAAGCCTTTCGTGGTCTTGGTAAGACATACCTAAGTGGTGCTTATGCTACCTGGAGACTCCTTAGGGATCCTGATGAGAAGATACTTATTGTATCGGCATCTGGTCCACACGCAGTAGCAATCAGTACTTTTATTAAGAAGCTGATTGGTGAGGTACCTATACTAGAGCATTTGAAACCTAGGGGAGACCAGAGGGACTCCGTGATGGCTTTTGATGTAGATGGTTGTCGTGCTACAGTACAACCTAGTGTTAAATGTCTAGGTATTAATTCTCAATTACAAGGTAATAGAGCATCTTTGCTAATTGCTGATGATATTGAGACATCAATTAACTGTGCTACTGAGACAATGAGAGCTAAGATACTACAACAAATAAATGAATTTGATAGTATCCTACAGACAACAGATAATGCTAGTATATTATCCTTAGGTACACCACAGACAGGTGATAGTATCTATGGTCGTTTTGTTGATAAAGGTTTCCTTGTCCGTATATGGCCCTCACGTATCCCTGAGGAGCCTGAAGTATACCAAGGTAGGCTAGCCCCTTACATTGAGGATATGATAGCTAATGGGGCTACTGTAGGGACTCCTACGGATACCCGTTTCCTTGATGATGACCTACTACAGAGAGAGGGTTCTGTTGGTAAGACATATTTCCGTTTACAATACCAATTAGATACCTCATTATCTGATGCAGATAAGTACCCATTAAAGCAGGAAGATTTGATTGTTATGGATATCCCTATGGATAAGGGACCTATTGGAGTCTCTTATAGCTCTGGTAGAGATACCTTATTGGATATACCAAATATAGGGTTTACTGGGGATACTTTACATGGACCCCTTTATATTGATAAAGAATATACACAGTATCAGTTTAGTATTATGGCTATTGACCCCTCAGGTAGAGGTAGTGATGAAATGGGTTACGCTGTTATTAAGTACTTACACGGTAAGATATACATAGTATCCTGTGGTGGTCTCCAAGGTGGTTATGCTAATGATAATTTATTTAAATTAGCTACAATTGCTAAGACGTATAAGGTACAGAAGATTGTAACCGAGAGTAACTTCGGTGATGGTATGTTTGATCAATTACTACGACCAATATTAAAGAAGGTATACCCTTGTACAATTGAGGAAGTTAGAAGTAGTAAACAGAAGGAGCTACGTATTATTGATACTATGGAACCCCTTATGAATCAGCATAAATTAATCATAGATAAAGAACTGCTCCTTGGGGATATCGAGGGGAGTCTTAAGGATCCCCAATCGTTATCCTATGGTTTAATATATCAATTAACACATATAACACGTACAAGAGGATGTTTAAAGCACGATGATAGATTGGATGCCTTAGCTATTGTGTTAGCTGCTATTGTAGAGATGGTTGGTATTGATGAAGATGATGCAATGAGGGAGTTTAAGGAGCAGGAACTACAGGATAAACTGGATAAGTTTATAGGAGATATTAAGGACCCTAAATGGATGCTTACGGGGTATTAAAAAAGTGTAGTAAAATCAATGAGTTATAAGAGACCCCTTAAGGGACAAACTAAAAGAAAAAAGCACAGTATACCCCTAAGACCTGAGCAGTATCCCCTAAGACCTGAGCAGTATCCATGGGGACCTGTTGAATATCCATAGGGACCCCCTAGGATAATTATCATTATACTCACCTTATGTTTAATATCGAGGTACTCTTAGGGACCCCTTTTGAAAAATGGTACAAAAATGTAGAAGGGTATAACGTATACGGCCCACCAGATCTCCCCCATGGACTCTCAAGGCTACCTAGGGGGGGGTGTATGCCATGGCTACCTAAGAAAATACCTAAGGAATACCGCCGTAATATTTAAGGGGGTGGGGGGTATCCTAAGGGTGGCCTAAGGTAGCGTGTATACTTATGTCATAAGCAAATTTTTAACATACCAAAGGGAATACCAAAGGGAATACCAAAGGGAATAC